AGAATGTCCACGCCCATGAGCAGAATCAATAATTGCGTTAGGCTCGGGATCGCGCACCATAGGGCGGCTACTGCTGCGGCCGCGACACGCAGCCAGTCCAATACCCGGTCAATATTCACAAACCACCCCCGGTTACTGTCGTCCATACCTGGACCAGTCCCGTCAAATCACATCGCCGCGTGTCATGCTCATCACCTGCGGCCCGGAGAGTACGCTGTACTGCTCAATCAGCCCTCGGATCGTCGCCGCCTGCTGCGAGCGCCGGAAGCTGGCCCCGTCCGCCGTGAAGTCGTACGCGAACTTCAGCCGCCCCAGCCACGCCGTCAGCGCATCCACCGCCGCCCCGTACACGTCGTACTGGTAGCCCACGATGTATACCGGCTCACTCTGGCTGGCCGCAAACGCCCAGCGCCCCGTCTGCAGGTTCACCGTGCCCGCCGTCAGCTCGTCATAGCTGCCGTCGTACAGGCTCGGCGTCCCTTCCCACCAACCAGAGGCGGCGCGGTAGCCCAAATACTCTACCGCGCCGCCCGATTGCACCGTTGGGATCGCCGTCAACCGCGCGTACCGCACCTCAGTCTGATGTCCGTCTAGGAACGCCTGCAGCTCATCATCGCTGAAGACCTGCGCCGTGCCCGCCGTGTCATGAATCAGCAGCCGCACATGCGTAATCAGGTCCGCCATCCCGGTACGCGCTGTCATCGCCTAACCTCCCCTAGAACGTCGGGAATGCGTACACGCGCACCGTGCCCGCAATCGTGCCGGCCGCCGGCGTCAACGTCAGCCCGAACGTGCCCGCCGTGCCCAGGAAGCGCGCCGTCTCCAGCGGCCCCGTGAGCCACGCCGACCCAGCCCCGATAGACTGCGACTCGGCCCCCAGCCCCTCGCGGAACGCAGGCGGGTTGTCGCCGGCCAGCAACGAAGCCGTCAGCGCCGCCGTCCCACCGTTGCTCACCTCGATAAAGACATGGCCGTCCTTATAGCTGTCCACCGTGCCGTACACCGTCACGGCCACCGTGCCCGTGTCAAACGCTGCCCCAGTCGGGCGCGCCGTCCAGTCGTTGGCCGTCAGCTCCGTTACCGTCAACACTGTTGCGTTAGTCATCGCTCATCCCTCCCTTACGGCCGGTCGATGTGCAGCACAGCCATCGCCGTCGGGCGAATGACCTTTGCGCCATAGACATGCAGGCCCTTCACTGCGTCCGCAAATCGCTTCTCCATGCGGTACGCCTCGACCTTGACGATCTGCTCCGCCAACGTCCATGCCATCGGATGCCCGGCCATGATCTTGTAGTTGTCGTCCGCCGTGTTGACCACGTTGTTCGACACCAACACATCGAAGCCGGCGATGCGCCCGATGTTGCCGTTGGTCAGCCGCCCCTCTGCCTGCGGCGAGCCCGGATTCAGGATGCGCGTATCGCCCTTCAGCAACTGCTCCTTGAACCACGGCGGGATAATCACCCAACGCCCGTCCGACGGCACGTTGTTCTGGTCCAGCAGCGTGGCGAGCTGCAGCAGGTAGTTCAGCGGATAGCCCGCCGTATTCGCGTCGGTCTTGGGCGAGCTATTGGTGCCGATGAAGTTGTCCGTACTCACCTGCGACCACAGCGCCGCCAAGTCCGTATCCAGCTCGTCCTTCAACGCATAGCCGGCCTCGCGCATCGCCTCGCCCATCACATCCGGCCTGGCCTGCACCCGGTCAATGTCGTCGACCTGGAAGTTGAAATAATTCGCCTGGTCAATCAGCAGCGTCGTCCCGGCCCCGGTAATCTCTTCCGGGTCACTGATGTCGCTGTTCTTGGTGTAGGCTCCCACCGTGATCGCGCCGATGGCGTTGATCTTCACGCTGTCGCCTACGTTGCGAATCTCCCCCTCGTACTCCCGATTGATTACCCCCGGCTGTCCGTACACCAGGCTTTTCTGTAGATTCTGGAGGATTCGCGCGCTCCAGATGCTCGGGATAAAGTTCTCGATGGCCATTGTGGCCCCTCCTTGCTGTTACCGCCCTGCCTTCAACGCCTGTTGGACTTCGTCCCAACGCCTGTTAATCTCGTCGGGCGCCATCCGCTTCACGTCCTCCAGTGTCAACGCGGGCTTGCGCTGCGGGTTCGTGCTGGCCATGCCCACACTGCCGGCGCGCAGGTTCGGATACTTCGTCAGCACCTGCTCCACCGCCGCATCCACCCCGGCCGGTTCGCCGTTCTCATCGAACTGCACCTCCACCAGCCGTGCCAGCAGCTCCGGCTCCACCTGGTGCTTCACCGCCGCCAGGCTGATCGCCGCCTGCCCCCGTGCCTTCAACAGCGCCTCGTGCGCCGCCTTGGCCTGCGCTTGTGCCGTCTCCGCCTGCGCCTTCAGCTTCTCCGTCTCCGTCATCTGCGCCTGCTCAAAGCTGGATACCTTCGTCTCCAACTCCTTCATGCGCCGTCGGTACTGAGCCGCCTCCTCACGCAATTGCTTCACGTAGTCCGCGCCAAACACCTCTTGCTTCCCGCCGCCCGCCGGCTCCTGGCCCTCAGGCGTAGTGGCAGGCCCCTGGCCCGCCATTGTCTCGTCACTCACTGCGCAACCTCCTGGGTTGTCTAGTCGTTGCCCTGTCCCCAGCCTACCGCCCCCCCGTTAACTGCCAGTTAACCGCCCCCACACAACAAAAAACCGCCGGAACGCCGGCGGTTCGGTTGCGGTGGCGACTAAGCTAGTCGACTTGCTCTTCGTCCTCGTCGTTGTCCTCGTCAACTATTACAGCGTTGCTAACCGGCACCCCCGCACGAAGCGTACATACTTCGTCGCCCTGTCCTTGCCCAGCATCTTCTCCAGCGAGGCCACCTGCAGCGTATCGCCCCACTCGGCGCTGTGCCGGTGAGCCGCAAAGTCCTGCAACGTTACCGCCCCGTCCTGCCACGCCACAAACGCCGCCTTGCCCAGCACCCGCTCCTGCTCCGCCGGCGTTAGCTTGGCGAACTCGTCCTCCCCGCTCACCACCACAGGACGCCGGTCGGGAATGTCCAGCCCCAGCTCCCTCCACGGCTTCAGCACCGGAAGCGCCGTGCACCGGCCGTTCGGGTGCTCGTCCATGCGTTCGTCCAGCCTGTGCACCGTCCCGTGCATGGCCCAGCACGCCGCGCACGTTCTCGGCGTTAGCGTGGCGTGCCACACCCAGCCCTCCACCACGTCGCTGTTTGCCTCGTAGTTGCGATGCATGGCCTCACGGTACGCCCGCAGCGTCTCCGTGCGGCTGATGGTCAGCGCCCGCGCCAGCCCCACCCCGAACTGCCGGCGCAGCAGCCGAGCCGTCTCCCTGGGCCCCAGCCCGGCCGCCAACGACGCCCCCAGCGTGTCCGTCACCCGCTCCGCCACGCCCGCTATCTCACCGAACACATCGCGCAGCGGCGACCCGTCCGCCGCGAAGCCCACTAAGTCCTGCAGCGCCGCCGTGGGCAGCACATCAAACGGCACCTCCAGCCCCGCCGGCCGCACGCCCGCCGCCAGGTCCACCAGCCCTGCTGCATGGCCACCAGCCGCCGTCACCGCCTGCCGCTGCAGAGCCGTCGTGCTCTCCTCGGCGTACGCGGCAAAGCGGCGCAGCTCCGCCTCAATCTGCGCCTGCAACGTCTCCGCTCTGTCCTGCTGGTAAAACCACGCTGGGGAAATGGACTGCCCCGTCAGCCGCGCCGTCCGAATCTGCGCCTGCACGTCGGCTGTCCGCTGACTGGTGCGCCGCCATGCCTCGCCGTAGACGCGCACCATGTCCGAAGCCGCCGCCCGCTCATTGGTCAGCAGTTCGCGGCGGAAGCGCGCGGCGGCTAACTCCAGCGCGCTAGGCATTACCGCGCCGCCCAGCGGATAAACTCAATCTGCATCCACACGCCCAGCGCGTAAAGCGCGGCAGATGCCAGGACTGCGCACACAATCGCCGCTCTATTCCTGTTGCTCATCGCCTTCGTCCTCGCCACGGTCGAACGCGCCCAGCATGGCGTCGGCCATGTCCGTCACGTTCTGCTGCCGCTTCTCACGCTCCGCGTCCGGGTCATAGCCGAACTGCTGCAACAGCGTGTCATCGCTCACGCCCAGTTGTTTGTCAATCAGCGCCGTCTGCCGTTCAGCCAACGCATCGCCCGGCAGCGCATCCGGCCAGTGGATTTGCGTTTCCTGGTCAGAGCGCCGCCCGGCCATGTCCAGCGTACGGCGATGGATCTCCTGGATCAGCGGCCCATACAGCGTACGTTTCACCGCCGTCTTGGCCAGCAACGGCCCGTACAAAATGCGCAGCGCCACGCCGCTCAAGTTGCCCACGCTCTCCAGCTTCCCGGCCGCCACCTCCGGCGTCTGCGTGATCTGGTGCAGCGACTCCTTCAGCCGCCCGTACAGCTCAATGCTGCTGCTCAGGTCGCTCAGCATCTCCAGGTTCTGCAGCGTGGCATTGGTAGGCAGCACAATCGTCTCGTCCACGCCGATTTTGAGGTCCTCCCGCCGGAAGCCCTGGCCCCAGGTCTTGGGGTGCCCGTGGAACTTGATGATGCGCTGCAGGTTGCTCAGCACAAAGTTGATGGACTTCTGCAGCGATACCACGTGCTCCTCAATGTCCGAACGCCCGTAGTATTCGTTGGCCACCGGCAAGTTCTGGCAGTCCACAATCGGGCACCACTCCCACGGCCACAGCCCCTCCTGCACCGTCACGAACTGGGCGTCGTTGCGGCTCTCCTGATCACGCACCTGCCAGCGCCCACCGTCGTTGCGCTCCACTACCTGGCGCATTACCAGCCGGTCCCCGTTCACCGGGTCCACAGCCGGATACTGGATGATGTAGCGCCGTACTTCGTCGATGTCGTCCGGGTCCGTCAGCACATGCACGTATTCCGGGGACAGGTTGATCAGCCGCGGGTATTGCTGGCCGGCCGCTGCCGGCTTGATCTTCACAAACGCATGCCCCGTCACACCGCCGTTGGTGGCCAGCTTCTGCAGCAGCACCATCTTGCGGTTGTGGGCCCACATGCCGTCCAGCCACGCCTCGTCCGGCGTGCGCTCGCTGGGTCCCGTGTTGATGTCGAGGTCAAACTGCAGATCCTCGCCGAACAGGAAGAACACCGACGTGTCCACCACGAGCTGGGCAAAGTTCACCACCACGTTATCCGCCGAACGCGTCGCCGTTTCTGCCGTGGTTGGCTTCAACGTCTCCTGATTGACGCCGTTGTACGCATCCCAGGCGGCGCCGATCTGCGCCAACCGCTTGGCGTCCTCGTCCAGCACCCGCCGAATCCACATCTCGTCGGCATACGTCATTTGCGGCAACGTCCACGTGGTCAACATGCCCTACCCCCAAATTGACGGCGCATACTCCACCGCCTGGTCAACGGTCATCAGCTCAGTCATCGCCCACACCAGCGCGTCCATGCGGTCCGGCGAATCCTCGCCCGGCACCCACGTACACATCTGGTCCTCCAACTCCGCAAACATCCCCACGTGATGCACCCGCCCCTGCTCATATAACGCCGAGATCGGCTCCGCCCGCGTGTGCTTGCCCCGTGTCGCTCGTACCTGGCGGAACGCCGCATTGCGTGTGGCCCGCCGCCCCTGCGATGCAAGTTCCCGCGCCGCTGTGCGCACCGTGTGTTCCACCATGTCGCCGCCCTGGTTGACCTCGGCGACAATTCGATCCGCCTGCCAACGGTCATACGCCTGCACCGCCGTCTCCGCCCACTGCGCCGGCGACCCACGCACCGTCAGGTCCTCCAGCACGTAGCCGTGCTCCTGCTCGTCCACGCCGGCCACCACAATGCCCGTCTCGTTGGCCTCGTCATCCGCCGTGATGGCCGGGTCAATCGCCACCACAATGCGCTGCAGCGCCGGCACAGCATTCACCCGGTTGCCGTCTAGGGTAGCCCGCGTCCACAGCGCACCCGGCACATCGTCCAGCACCTCGGCGTACAGCTCCTGCCGCCCCAGCCGGGTCCCCTCGTAGCGTCGCAAAATCTGGCGAAAGAACGCCGGCGCCAAGTTGCTGCGATTCTCGTAAGTGCTGCCGCGCGTCACCGTCGTGTACGGGTCAGTGAGTAGACCCTTGATGATCTTCGTCGGCCGTGGCGTGGTGGCGATCAGCACACGCGGGTGTTGGCCCAGGCGCAGCCCCATCATCAGCATGTCCCACGCCTCCTCGAAGCGCCACGCCGCCAGCTCATCCGCCACCGCCCAGTGATGTTGGGGACCGCGCAGCACGTCCGGCTTGTCCGCGCTGTACAACGTCGCCACACTGCCGTTGGGCCACGTCAGCCGCCGCTTGCTCGGCTCGTACACCGGCATAAACCACGGCGGCGACACGGCCAGAATGCCGCTCTCGCCCTCCACCAGCACGTCACGCACATCCGCCGCCGTCCTGGCCACCAACGCCCCGCGGCTGCCCGGCATCGACTCCGCCTGCTCCCTAGCCCACTCCACCGAGGCCCGCGTCTTGCCGAACCCACGGCCAGCCAGAATCAGCCAGCTCGTCCATCCGCCCGCAGGCGGCAGTTGCGCCGGCCGCGCCCAGAATGACCAGTGGTACTCAAGCGCCTGCCCCTCCACTGGCGTCGTCGTCAGTTTCGCCAAAATCGCCGTCCGCTCGAAGCTGGGCAGCGAGCCGATCAACTCGACTAGCGATGCGCTTGCGTGCATCCTCGATTACCTCAAATGTAATGGGCCCACCGCCGGCCCCACTGACCTCCGTGCGCCGGCCCCAGCGGTCGGGGTAGCGGCGCTCCAAGTACCATGCGTCCGCCGTCCAGTTGCCCTCGCTGCCCGCCTTGCTGATGCGCGCAATGCGCAGCATCTCGGCGTCCGCCTCCGCCCTTTTTACGGACTCGTAGAACTCGCGATAGTCACCGGTCGTCGCACGCTCGCCCTTCTTCATCCATT